GGTGTAGAATATGAAGACAAAGACTTTACTGGTCGTGGAGAATGTTTTGACCGCGAAATTGAAATTGTATTTAACGGACGTGACCACAGTTTCAGTAGTAGCAGTTTGCGTAAGAGAGTAGCGGAAGCACAAATTATTAACACATTAAATCACTAATATGCCACAACGAATTTTAATCATGGGCCTGCCAGGATCAGGCAAAACATATCTAGCACAATATGTACTAGAACATTTACAAAACGAAAAGAAAAAAGTGGGTTGGCTTAATGCCGATGATGTCCGTAAAAAATACAACGATTGGGATTTTAGTACAGAAGGTCGTGTTCGGCAAAGTCATCGTATGCGTGAACTAGCAGACTCAATGACAGATTATGATTATGTAATCTGCGACTTTGTAGCACCATTAGTTGAGATGCGTAACAACTTTAGAGCAGATTGGACTGTTTGGGTTGATACGATTGACAAAGGTCGGTTCGATGATACTAACAAAGCCTTTATTCCACCTGAAGTTTATGATTTTAGAATTACAGAACAGCACGGTGAGAAGTGGGGAGAGTTCATTGCCGCCCATATATATGACAACCGTCGTAGACCAGTGTTTGATTGGCAAAAAGAAACCGTGCAAATGCTAGGTCGTTGGCAACCATGGCACGAAGGACATCGTGCTTTGTTCAAACGTGCTATTGCTAAAACTGGGCAAGTAGTTATTCAAATTAGAGATTGTCAAGGATGGCAAGGAAGTAATCCTTTCGCAATTGACCAAGTTAAGAGTTTTATTAAACGTGACTTAGATATGTTATATCAAGGTCAATATGAGATTCAAATTGTTCCGAACATTGTAAATATTACATATGGTCGTGATGTTGGGTATAAGATTGAACAAGAAACATTTGATGATGCTACACATTCCATCAGTGCTACAAAGATTCGTAAGGAATTAGGGCTTGAGTGATAGCAATAAACGCAGTGTTGCTAAGACTATTAGTTGGCGAATAACTGGAAGTCTTAGCACATTTATGATATCATATTTGATCTTGGGTAGTTTTACTATTGCAAGTTCAATTGCAGTGATTCAAATTATTGCTAATACCTTTTTATATTATGTTCATGAAAGAATTTGGAATAAAATTTCATGGGAAACAAAAAGGTAAATAAAGATAGCGGTCTCGGCGTCATCCCGCTTGACAAATTCTGCCGCCTATGCTAATATTAACATAGGAGAAATAAGCATGCAACCAGTAACATATAAGTACACAAGTACCAAAGAGTATCACGATTCATTTCCATGTGCCTACAGGCAGTGGCGTGCTGACTCTCATTGTAATCTAATTCATGGTTACAGTTTTTCAATCAAAGTCTATTTCGGCACTGATAACCTCGATGTTCGCAACTGGGCCGCTGATTACGGTGGTCTAAAAGAACTTAAGAAGATTCTTGAGGATCAGTTTGACCATACATTATTAGTAGCACAGGACGATCCAGAACTTGAAACATTCAAGATGTTACAAGAAAAGAACATGGCTAAGTTGACTATTTTGCCTGCATTAGGATGCGAAGCACTTGCTGATATGATTTATAAGTTTATCAACACTGTGTATGTCCCTGACTATTATGGTCCAAGTGAGGCAGAACGTCTATGGTGCTATCGTGTAGAAGTTCGTGAAACACAGAGCAACATGGCTTTCCGCGAAGGTCATCGTGAGTGGAACGAGGACTTATTTGCTTGACATGGAAAATACTAAAAATAAAAATGTTGCTATAGTTGGCGCCGGTATTACCGGTATAATGGCAGCATACTATATTGCTAAAAAAGGTCACAATGTCACTGTTTTTGACAGTGAACATTATTCAGCCATGAGAACTAGTTTTGCTAACGGAGGTCAACTCTCCGTTAGCAATTCAGAAACATGGAACACATGGGGTAATGTAAAGAAGGGCATCAAGTGGATGTTTAAAAAAGACGCCCCACTATTGATTCGCCCTTCTTTCGAGTATAAAAAAATTGTTTGGTTGATTAAATTTTTATATCATACATTCAGAAACAGTTATATAAGAAATACTAAAAAATCAATTGAGTATGGACTTGAATCACGTAAACTTTATGAAGAAATTCGTAAAGAAGAAAAGATCAAGTATGATTATAGCCCATGCGGTATTCTACATTTTTATAAAAACGATAATTATGTTAAAGACGCATGGAGTACAAAAGACTTATATGCAAGTGCGAATGCATCAAATGAGTGGAATATCGTAGATACTGCTAGTATAGGTACGTTAGAGCCTGCGTTAAAAAATACTAAAGGTATCTTAGGAGGGGTATGGACTCCTAATGATTATACCGGTGACATTCACAAGTTCTGCATTGAAATGCAAAAGACTTTATCTAAAAAGTATAAAGTTGAATTTAAGTTTGATACAGCAATTGATGACATTGATGAATTGTCTGATTTTGATATTGTTGTAGTATCCAATGGTGTAGGCTCTACTAACATTGCATCTTCAATAGGTGATGATATTCCTGTTTACCCGGTAAAGGGATATAGTATTACTATCAATCTAGACGAAGAAAGTCAAAAATTTGCACCACATGTAAGTCTACTAGATGATGAAGCAAAAATCGTAACAGCAAGATTAGGCAATCGTTTCCGTGTTGCAGGTACCGCTGAACTAGATGGTGAAGATTATGACATTCGCAAGGATAGAATTAAACCATTACTAGATTGGGTGCATGTAAATTTCCCTAATATCAATACACATGATTATACCAGTTGGGCATGTTTGAGACCAATGACTCCTGACATGATGCCTATCGTTAAACAAAGCACTAACAATCACAAAGTATATTATCACACGGGTCATGGACATTTAGGTTGGACTTATGCCCCCGCAACTGCAAAATTATTATCGGAGTTAATTGCTTGAACAAGGTTCACCTCTCAGAAAAAGATATCAATGGATTTGTGCATTCAATCATTAGAGATATGCTATTAGATGGCTTTAAGCCAGACTACGTAGTAGGTATTACTAGAGGTGGATTACAACCTGCATTAATGATTAGTCACTATCTAAGCATTAAAATGCATACATTAAATGTCAGTCTACGTGATAGCACAGATAGTTGTGAAAGCAATCTATGGATGGCTGAGGATGCATTTAATGGTAAGAACATTCTTATCATAGACGATATCAATGATTCCGGAGATACACTTAATTGGATCAAACGTGATTGGGAAGCATCCTGCTTCCCCAATAGTGATAAGTGGCTCAATGTTTGGAATAAGAATGTTAAGTTTGGTACTCTAGTAGACAACGAAGATTCTAAATTTGGTGATGTAGATTACACTGCTAAATCGATCAATAAATTTGAAGAACCTAGTTGGATCGTTTTTCCTTGGGAAGAATGGTGGAAAAATTGAACCATAATCATTGACACCTAAATAGAATAGTGTTATGATTACATATAAGGAATAAGTTTATGACGTTATTTGAATTTCTTACGAATATTGTATTACCCTTTGTGTTGACTGCTTTTATGGCAGCAATAATATATGGTCAGTATCTTGTTCTTACAGAACGTGCTGAGTATAAAAAGAAACATGGGGTCGACCCCTGGCGTCATGGTTGGGGACATGGTTGGGATAAAGATGACAAACAAGATTAAAATTAGCGAACTATTTTATAGTATTCAAGGCGAAGGCCGTTACATGGGTGTACCAAGCGTGTTTCTACGCACGTTTGGTTGCAACTTTACTTGCGATGGCTTTGGTATGCCTAAAGGAGAAAAATCAAATGAGCGAAACATTATTGCAAGCAATGCTAAGGGGTATACACAGTATAGAGATTTACCTCTTGTTAATACCGGTTGTGATTCTTATGCTAGTTGGGATCCTAGGTTCAAACATCTTTCGCCGTTTCTTACAACGGATAGTATTGCGGAAGCAATCGTTGAAACTCTCCCCTTCAAAGAATGGCGAGACGAACATCTAGTCATTACAGGCGGTGAGCCACTACTAGGATGGCAGAAGAGTTATCCTGCATTACTTGCACACCCGCTTATGCGAGGTCTAAAAGAAATTACATTTGAAACTAATGGTTCGCAAAAACTTCACAAAGAATTAGTTGATTATTTAAATATGTGGCAGTGGGCAATGCCTGGTCGTCAAGTCACATTTAGTGTAAGCACTAAGTTAAGTGTATCGGGTGAACCTCGCAAGAAGACTGTTAAGCCTGACGTAATTTGTCAGTATGAAGAAGTTGGTTATGTATATCTTAAGTTCGTAGTTGCAACTCAGGAAGATGCAGATGAAGCACTTGAAGTAACTAACATCTATCGCAGTGCAGGATTCACAGGTCCTGTATATCTCATGCCACTAGGTGGTGTTGAGGGCGTATACAAAATGAACAATCGTAACGTAGCAGACTTTGCAATGAAGAACGGCTTACGTTATAGTGACAGATTGCAAGTTCCTCTCTTTAAAAATGAATGGGGAACCTAATTGTTAGTAGGTACTAAAGTGGATTACATTTACGTAGATGAATACGGTTTCAATAATAGGGCCAATTGGGAATTAAAGTTTTCACTATGGCCTAGAAAATGTAAATTCACTGGTCGCACATTATGGTTACGATATGCATATCGGGGTCGTGCTATTTGGACGGGACCCGGTGAGAATGTTGTAGAAGATAAATGGTGTGATAGAAAAGAGTTTTTAATTTTACGTTTAAAGGGGATAGTATAATGGCAACATGGTCAGTAAAACCTGAATGGAAGAAATCAATTATTGAACGCAATTACCTATCAAAGGGTGATAATCGAGTCATGATTGAAACTGGTTGGCGTTGGGGTGAATTCACAGTAGAAACTGAGGATGACAATCCCCCTGATATTGAAGCAGGTGTAGATATCTATGACTGCGGATATGAATCAGAACTTGTAGAAACAAGTGATGGTTGTTGGGAAGAACATGACATGGATGAATGTGATGAAGAAACCCAAGAATGGCTAGAAGAATTCTTTGAAGAAGGGAATTCCTGGCTTGATTTAGAAGAACATGGTTGGTCACAAGATGAATGCGAAATGATTATTGACTGTGACCTAATCATTGAAAAAGTCGAAGATTAATAAGGAGAAACGACATGAATGCACATAACGATATTGAAACACACATGGCAGCATATATTGCTGAAAGTACAAAGTTTGAAGCAGGTAATAGTGCCGCAGGTACACGTGCCCGTAAGGCTCTTGCTGAACTAGCAAAGGCTGTCAAGGCTCGCCGTAATGAAATTACCGAGACTAAGAACGCACGTAAGGAAGCAAAGGCCTAAGATGAAATTGTATAGTAGGAGAATTGCTTTTCTAATTAGCGACCAGCACTTTATCCCTCATGGGGGTATTGGGTCGTTTGCTAAAGGCTTTACAGAAATGTGTAGTCGTTTAAATTGGAAAGTTGATATTGTCTTAGACAAGGCTCCTACTAACGATTTTGTTGAACTAATCAAGTCACTAGGTGCAAACATAGTATATCCCGAAGAGCCGTTGCGTTACTCGGATCATACTGCTACGTTTGCATTTAGTGATACGATTAACTTTGAAAAGATCATTAACTTTCGTAAAGCAATATTACGTGCTTTCGAAACAAACGTATATGATATGATTATTTGTAATACACAGGAAGCAATGACTGCTAGTTATGCGATGACAGTCAATAAGTATATTCCTGTTGTATTTTATACTCACTTGCATAGTATGATTTTCCGTGAAAGTCAAGGCAGTGATGTGTTCTTAGACAGTTATCACAACTTCTATAACAAGCATATGGAATTCACTGATATTATTATCGGTACACAAAGTCAAAAGAACATTGACGAACTAACTAAGTTTGGTGCTACTAACTGTCAGTTATTGCGTATGCCAATGAGTGAGCGTGGTTTACTTGAGCCATACACAGGTACTCGCAAGGGTGTATTGTTCATTGGGCGCTGGGAAGAAGGTAAGAACCCAGAAGCATACATTAAGGTCATGAAGGAAGCACAACTTCCATGTAAGGTAATGACTAATAGTAATGGTCAAAAGAAATTTGAAAAGGCTTTTGCCGAAGCAGGCATTACTGATTATGAAATCAAAGCCGGTATTACCGGGCAAGAAAAAGTAGATTTTGTTCGTAGTGCTAGTGTATTCTTTATGCCAAGTTTGCGTGAGAACTATCCATTTGCATTCTTAGAATGTCTAGGACATATGCCATGTGTAGTGTTAGATAATCAAGATTGGTCAGATAATTTTCACAGTGTATTCTTTCATAAGACACATATTAGTACAGCGGCAGAAAGAATCAAAACTCTATATGGAATCGATCAGACTTCGTTAGCGTTAGACTATGTAAAAAAACTTGATGATGAAGTTGCACAGGGTTGGATTAAGTTCTTAGACGATTTTGTAGGTAAGCGTAGCAATACAAATACTGCAAAGATTAACTCATATGAAACAGTTAAGTATAGTGATTACATTAAAGAGTTAAATCGCAAGCATCTAGCCCGTGAAGATTTTGAAAGTGTGTTAGCAAACAAATATAAGTTTATCAGTGTTTACTATACAGACAATGACACATATTTAAGCAAAGACCCAACTTATAAGCCAATAGAAGAGGAGACAGGCGTAAGTCTGTTTGGAGGATTATGAAAAAGATTTTAATTACCGGATGTTCAGGATACATAGGTTCACACTTGTGCAAGTTACTAGAGCCTAATTATGAAGTACATGGTCTTGATATTCGTGAACCACAGCACCCTGTTGCTAAGTTTTACCAACAAGATATCAATCGACCCATTAATATCGAAGAAGAGTATGATGCAATCATTCATCTAGCCGCACTAGTCAATGTGGGTGAAAGTGAACATATGCCCATTCAGTACTATATTACTAACGTAAATGGTACTATGAATGTCATTAATAAGATTAAGACTAAGAATTTTATCTTAGCATCAACGGGTGCTGCCGATCTATGCATTAGTCCATATGGTGTTAGTAAACGAGCCGCAGAAGATGTTGTTACTGAATTCTATACACGACATAAAACTACACCATTCACACTGTTTAGATTCTATAACGTAATTGGTTCATCTGGTTATGCCCCAACTAATCCAGATGGATTAATGTACAATCTAATGAAGAGTGCTGACACTAGAGAGTTTACTATTTTTGGTAATGATTATGAGACTACTGACGGTACTTGTGTACGTGATTATGTTCACGTGGATGAGATTTGTGATGCGTTGCGTACTGCTATCGAACAATCAAGTAACAAGATTGAATGCTTAGGGCACGGAGTGGGTTATACAGTAGGTGAAATCTTTGAAAAGTTTTTAGAAGTAAATGAAGAAGCACTATATCAACATTCTGATGAGGCAATTCTGCGTAAGATTGGACCCCGTAGAAAAGGGGATGCACCTTATAGCGTACTAGAAGATGTATCCCCCTATATGAAGAACTTGTATTCTATTGATGAACTACTAAGACTTCCTTAGTGCATCAATAAGAATGAATTGAGAATGTCTGAGCGATTGGCGCCATCATCTCCGTCGCCAGGCATTACAATAACGTTATATTGATTATCTTTGCCTAGTGGTTTGCTCATCATTTGGTCATAAGTTAAAATAGACTCAGGCTTAACGCTATACTTTGCCGCAAGACGTTGCTTGAATGTTTCTAAGTTTTCTTTAGAACTAAACTGCATACGACCCTTAGCATCCTTAACTAACTTAGCACCATCTTTAGAAATCAAGTCAGTGAATAATTCACGTGGAATAACACGACTATTCTTTGTCTTTTGGAAGTCGATCTTTTGCTCTTCACTTCCCTTAGCACCCATTGAATAGTTCATCTTAAAGTTACTTGGACGTGATGCCTGCGCAACGCCTGCCAACTTAGTGTAAGCATAGAAGTCAACATCAGGGTGTCTTTTAGCAAGAGCATAAGCACGTTCTAGGTATTCAGGTGAGAAGAAGTCACCAGCATCGTGCCAACGAATAACTACCTTAGTACCCTTCTTACCATATGTACGTTCTGCCTTTGAGATTTCGCTATCAAGTTGTGCCATAAAGCCGTCTGGATCGTTATAGAGCCAGTTAAGCAAACGTGACTGTCCAAGTGATACACTCTTCCACTGAACATAGCCACCCTTCATAGCATAGCAATAAGTCTTACACGCACCTGCACCAGGGCAAGTATTAATAATAACAAACTCACCCTTGTCTTCATCCACTGCAAGACCAGTTAAAGCAGGTAGCCCTACATTGTAGAAGATACTAGTTGTACCGTCGCTATGTTGCATCTTTTCATTCTGCTTTAGAATCTTAGGCGGGCGTGTAGAGATTTCTTTCATTAGGGCTTCGGAGTCATACTTCTTACCCTTTTCGTCCACAACAGGAATGTTGCTCTTGTGGATGTAAGGCATCTTGTACTTGTCTGTCTTTTCTTTTGCTTTATTAACAGTACGGTCAAGATAACCCTGTAATTCGTCACCTTTGAATGGTCTTGCTGATACGCCACCCAATTTGGCTTCCATTAAACCACCGTACTTTTTCTCAAGTTGTGCGGCTTTCTTAGGATTCTTATGCGCCCAATCGTTGAACATTTCAATGGCCATTGGGTAAAGTCTCTTGTCTAGTTCTGCACGTTGTTGCATAAGATCACTTGGCATATGACCGATTTTCTCATGCTGACGTAGAATTTCACTAGCAGCCTTAATATCTTCTGGTGAACCCACTAGTTTAGCAACATGCAGTACGTTTTCGCTATGGCGATTATAATCTTCATTCTCTAAGTATCGTTCAAACCATTTACCCATGTCAAATTCTTTCTTGACAGGTGTCTTAGTTAATGAGCCAGCCTTAAATAAACTTAGTTGTTTTTCGGCTTCGGTTACGTCTTCTGATGGTTCGACCCCATTCTTTTCCAAGAATTGACCCAAACTCATGACTTCCATATTGCCCGAAAGAGGAGATTCTTCCTTGACAAGAACTGAATTTTCTGTTATTATGCTTAAAATGTTACGAATGTCCATTGTGTTTCCCAATCTGATGAAAGTATTTATCTATGAATAGCAGTATTAAACGAATTGGTTTTGCTTGTAAGTTCGCAGAAATCAACAAAAAGGGCGAAATTTCTAGTGTCGAGGGTCTAAACACAGGTGGTACTACACTTGCGTGGGCAAAACGTAATACGGCTAGTGTAGTTGAAGACAAGATCATTGAAGTTGCAAAGCGCAATATTCTAAACACACATGCACTTGTTAAAAAGGTAGCATCACTAGAACCCGAACTACGTATGTTGCGTATTACTAGCGACATGTTAAGTTTCTACACTCATCCCGACTATCAATACTTTTGGCAACGCAAGGATGTTCAAGATAGTCTAGAACGCTGGATGGCACCAATCGGTGAGACTGCACGACAAAATGATGTTCGTTTGTCATTTCATCCCGATCAGTTTGTAGTTCTTGCAAGTGACCGTGAAGAAGTAGTAAATAATAGTATCAGGGAGTTTGAATATCATGTTGACATGGCACGTTGGATGGGTTATGGCAGAACCTTTCAAGACTTTAAAATCAATGTACACATATCGGGTAGACAAGGTCCCGAAGGTATCAAAAGAGTTATGTCAAGACTCAGCCCCGAAGCAAGAAACACCATCACAATCGAAAATGACGAAATCTCATGGGGTATCGATTCGAGCCTAGAACTTGCTGATACTTGCGCACTTGTACTAGATATTCATCATCACTGGGTTATGACAGGAGAATACATTGAAACAACCGATGACCGCATCAAGCGTATTATTGACAGTTGGAAAGGTGTACGTCCTGTTATACATTATAGTGTCAGCCGTGAGGATGTGCTATTAGGACATTGCAATCAAACTCGCCCTGTTCTAACTACACTATTAGAAAGTGGTCATAATAAGCAAAAGATTCGTGCCCATAGTGAATACTATTGGAACCATGCTGTCAATGAGTGGGCATTAGAACACTATGAGTGGGCCGATGTAATGTGTGAGAGTAAAGCAAAAAATCTTGCGAGTTTCACGCTTTATGATACATATAAGAAGAGGTTACAAAATGTTTGATAAAATTAAAAAGTGGTTCAACCCAGAAGAACCAGTTAAAGCACCTGTAGTGCCAGAAGTTAAAAAGAAGGCATCCAAGAAGCCTGAACTAACCGACAAGGAAAAGGCCACAGCGGCCGGTGAGCCTTATATTGCTATCACTAGTGTAGAGATTGATCCTGACGATATCAATAATGGTTCATTTGATTTAGATTGGAATGATAAGTTCGTATTGAATTTAGTTAAGCAGGGTTATAAGATTAAGAAAGAAGACACTGACGCTATGATTGTAGATCGTTGGTTTCAAACAGTATGCCGTAACATTGCACTTGAAGTCTATGAACAAAACCAAGCTGATCCAACTAATCGTGATATGACTAGCGATATGCGTATCATTCGTTCACGTGATTTAGGTGATGGCCGTACAGAAGTTAGTTAATGTCTAAATTAGAATTATCTAATAACGTACCTAATTATTTGTCAGATGAGTATATTCTTGTCAATGCCTCACTATTTGCAAGCGATGCAAGTCCCGACTTGATACATGAATATGTGTGTGAAATTTCTGATTTTTTAATGGCTAATAATAAAACTAAAGTTGGACTTAATATTATTAGCGAGGGTTTAACACATAACCCAATTGTTACATCAAATCAGGTTATTAAAGAGTTTCTTGAACAGCATAATAAACTGCCTTCTAGTTTTACCTTTATTTTTGGTGCCTCGCCTTGTACTAAAAATATAAACTACTATAAAGCACATTGTAAAAGATTTAATTGGTTTGAGATCCCTGTAATTTTTGTTAATTGGTGGGAATATTATTTTAGTGGTAAAATCAACGAGGAAAACTCAATTTATAGTAGTATTACTACTACTCCCACTATAAAATCAAAAAAGTTTTTGTGTTACAACCGCAACAGTAAACCTCATCGGTTATATATTACTACTGAATGTATTAAACGAGACTTAATCAAAGAAGCATACTTTTCTAATTACTTTAGATTTCCGGAAGATGAATTTTATTTTGGATCCACATATGAATGGTTTCCAACATTACACCAGGAAATGCATGAATTGATGTATAAGCATAAAGATAAGTTTCCATTAGATTTGGGATTAGCATCTATTCCCAATGATAAACAGACTGAAAAATTTATGGCTGTAACCAATGATGATGTTGATTATTTTCAAGATAGTTATTTTGGAGTAATAACTGAATCAAAATATGCACATGATAATTATGACTGTTACAATCAAATACATGGACAATTAAGTTTAGACGGATTCATGTTTACTGAAAAAACCTATAAGTTTATTTCAGCCAAAAAACCTTTTATCCTGGCAGGATTTACTGGTTCCTTACAGATGTTGAGGGATTTTGGTTACAGAACCTTTCATCCATATATTGATGAAACTTATGATACTGTAGTAGATGATGAACAACGAATTACAATGATAGTTAATGAAATAGAAAGACTGTGCAAAATGTCTGATTCTAAATGGTTAGAATGGCAACATAACGTTGAACCTATAGTATTGCACAATTACAACACACTGAAAAACGCCGGTGAACTAATACTCTCTTATCACCCAAAACGTCAATAAAAGGCTTGACATTTACTAAATATGCGTATATAATGACATTATGAAATACGCACTCATTGACACAGCAAACACATTCTTTCGTGCCCGTCACGTTGCATCACGTAACGCAGACACATGGGAAAAGATTGGGATGGCACTACATCTCACTCTTTCATCAGTTAATCAAGCAGTAAGACGTTATGGTATTGACCATGTCGTCTTCTGTCTTGAGGGCCGTTCATGGCGTAAAGAATTCTACAAGCCGTATAAAGCAAATCGTGTTGTTGATACAATGGCACAGACTGAAACAGAGCAAGAAGAAAATAAAATGTTTTGGGAAACGTATGACTTGTTCACTACGTTTCTACGTGAGAAGACTAACGTTTCTGTTCTACGTGAGGCTACGGCTGAGGCAGATGACTTGATTGCACGTTTCATTCATTTGCATCCCGGCGACACACATTATATCATTTCAACAGATGGTGACTTTGAACAACTGATTGCAGAAAATGTGCATCAGTATAATGGTGTTCAGGGTCACTTGATTCGTCTTGATGGTTACTTTGATGATAAGGATCGTATCATTAAAGACAAAAAGACTAAAGAACCCAAACTGCTTGAAGACCCCGAGTACCTGCTCTTTAAAAAGATTATTCGCGGTGACGGTGGCGACAATGTATTCAGTGCATATCCCGGTGTACGTGAAGTAGGTTCTAAGAATAAGGTTGGTATCAAAGAAGCATTTGAAGACCGCAACAAGCAGGGCTTCAACTGGAATAATCTAATGCTACAGCGTTGGGTAGATCACAATGGTGAAGAGCATCGTGTTAAAGATGACTTTGATCGTAATCGTATTCTAATTGACTTGAAGGCACAGCCCGATCATATCAAGGAAATCGTTGACAAGAACATTATCGATAATGTACGTGTCACTACTACACCTCAAGTAGGTGTTCACTTCATGCGTTTTTGTGGAAAATATGAACTTACTAAAATTTCTGACCAGGCTGAGACTTATGCTAAGTGGCTTAATGCTCCGTATAAAGGTGCGCTACATGAGTAACGTCTTAGAAAAACAATTGTACGCAGGTATCTTAGCAGTACTCAATGATAGGAATTCTTATTACCAATCAAGTATTGGTAAAAAGGGTGAGTACAATCATTTTCAAGACAGTGGCAAAGATGCAGTTATAACCTACATTGAACAATTTGCACCTCTAATGTTGCGACAACAAAACTTAGAATTAGATGAACGTGCTAAGAAAATTATGTGGGAAGAATTAAAAAAGTGAACCCATCATTTATCGTTATTGATGATTTCTACGAAGACCCTTATAAGGTAAGGGAACACGCACTTACCTGTGAATATGACACTGATGGTGTTTCAAATAGTTATAATAACGGTAATGCTCCCTGGCCAGGCAAGATGAGCAAGAAACCTTATCTTGTTCCCGGTCTTGATTTGAAAATCAGCAAGTTACTTAAATGCAACGTCATTCAACAACTTGGTAAGGATAGTGGCAAGTTTCGAATCAGTAAAGTAACAGATACTTCAAATAATTTAGTACACGCCGACGATTCACTAAATAATTACCCGTTATATGCAGGTGTTGTTTATTTGAATCCTTATGTAACTGGTATTGAAGGTACTATACTTTATAAGCACAAGCCTTCTAACGTGAATTTTTTAACATCAACTGACGAATATAAACGTATTGTTGCTAGTGGTGAAGATAAAAATATTAATTATTGGCAACGTGAGTTAGTTTCATACGTTACATGGAATCGACTTGTGATATATCCTGGTCACATGTTTCATGGTATTGGTCCATTGTTTGGTAGTACCGACGAAACTGCTAGACTAGTACAAGTATTCTTTTGGGAGACTGTTAAATGAGTTTCGATACTAGTCATAAGTCAAGGATACGTTCTATCAACATGAATGATTCTGATTTCATGTTGCAAGACGGGTACATTATATCTCCTAGAGCAGGATTAGAGATTGACAAGTCATGCCCAAGGGAGTATCGTATGATAATAACAGAGTGTTTGAATAATGGCTGGCTAAAGCCAGTTGCGTATGTTAAAGACAATGAACTATTTTGGGAGGAATTTGAAAAATGAGTTACGGTGAATATAAAGTTACACTAACAGGTCTAAATGCTCGACAGGTCAATATCCTCGATACTATGTGGTCACTTGATAGTGCAGAAGAATGGGATGAATGGTTTGATACACTTGACGAGAATACTGCATTCGATGCACTTGTATTGCGTGAAATGGTTCTATTAGAAATTCACGACCGTGAGGCTGAAAAGGATCTAAGTCTTGCTCAACATCTACTTTCTAAATTGATAAAATGAAAAAGATTTTTTATGAAAAGGTTGGGCGCAAGTATGTTCCTGTCAGTGAATATGACAGCGACCTACTTGATGCCATGCCCAAAGGTACTCATATCATTATGAGTTACCCAGGTGGCAAAAGCACTAGATACAATATTGATCCTGCACTTGCACCCATGATTGCCGCAGGTCGTGTAGCAGAGGATGCTATATGTACAGCAATGCATAAGGCGAATGAATTGCGGCCAGCAAAAAGTTACAATATCACACCTGAACAACGTAAGTTGTTTGATGCATTTCTGGCTTCTATGCCAGAAGATGACCCACAGCGCAACATGATGACATATGGCTCATTGCGTGACTGTGCCGAAGCAGGTATTAAGGCAATGCAGGAAGAAGCAGGTAAACTATTAGCGAACCCGTCAGTCAAAAAAGCATACGAACATTTTATATTAGTATGTGAACTAACAAAGGAACATGCAAATGAGTGAAACTAGTAAACTTCTTTGTACCAAGTGCAAGCATTCGTTTGTTGGAATGAGTGATCGTATCATGTCACTACTAAACTTTTCATTAAAGCCTAATAGGTATGCTTACATGTGCGAAAAGTCATTAAAAAATGACAGTGAAGAATTTCATGTAGTAGATGGACCTGTAAAAGTTAAAAGGCATTATGAAAATTGTGCCGGCTCACGTTTACGCAGTGGTGTCTGCGGCCCCGAAGGTAGTTTATGGGAACCAAAACACAAAAAGGACTTGTTCCTAATGTTAACAGAGAAATAAAAACTATGACAGAACTAATAGCAAAACCAATCGTCAAAGATCAATTTTGGATCGTTACCGATGGTGAGAAAAAGGTAGGCAATATTGCCGCAAATAATGCTGGCTATGGTGTGCAATTGAACGGCAACTCATTGCAATTCAAAAACACTACTGATATTAAAAAGAAGGCACATATTCGATTTGAACCTATCAAATCAAATAACACTAAAGCGGCTCTTCCCTATCCTGAATATCCCACAACTGCACGTACATATAACTCTATGTTTGACGTAAAGCGTGGACTGCATCTATACACTAAGACTAAGAAGTCTAAATGTCTTCATGCGGCAGGTTGGTTCTTGATTGAACAAAATGGGATTAAACAGACAATTTTTTGTCCTAAATATATCTTTATTCAGCGTTACCCCTATCAGGGTCCGTTTAAAACGGAATCTGAGGTAGAAAACTTGATAAATATCTAAGATGATCCATATTAAGCGATTCATTGAGAAGGTGTCAATCACCGAAGCAAAGCAGTCTAAAGACATAGTTTTGCCGATTAGTGACGCCAGAGGTTTGCGTGATGAAATCGCTAAATTGCTATCGGATTTGTACGAATATAGTGTAACAGCACAGGATGAGAAAAAAGAAGAAATAATTGAAATACAGGTAAAAGGCGGATCATTTAAATGAGTAGGACACAACCAAAAGTACTCTTAGAGTACGTTGACAAGAAAACATACAAATGCGACCAGATCGTAGAAGCATCTGGCATTTGGGCTGTGTTCTATGATGACCAACCTATTAACTTAAAGTCTTCTCACTACCTGGCTAATGATGTTGCTCCTAAATATAAGAAGACTAGTTTCAGTAACCCGGGTCATGCACGTAATTTGTGCCGCAAACTAAACGCACAATTCAAGACTGACAAATTCACTGTAGTGTTTATGAATTCGGGAAGATGTGTCTATCCCGATGACGTATCATAAATCAAAAGAACAAATAACAAAATTAGTACTATCTGAATTGTCGGACAGTGCTGATAACCCATGGAAGGACTTACCATTAGATACTATAGTATTTCGTTGGTGGGTTACCGGCAGAGCAGGCTTTGGCTTAAGATTGTCTGACGAGGGTGCTAAAGCGTTTGAACTTGCTAACATAACTTATTATGATTTCCCGTTAGGATTGTCTAAAGACAAAACAAAATCACCTGAGGTGTTTGTACAAGAACTGTCAAAGAAAATAAAATGCCCATATTACATTGCTGTAAATAAAGTTGAAAAGAAAAGTCCTAGTATTCGCATATACGACCACAAAATAGCAATGATGCTAACACTATATGGGACACTAAGAGAATACCTAGATTCATTTAACGGAGTATAATATGGACAAAGATATTGAAAAGAAACCAAACCCACTTGCTAAAGTTCTCGCTGACAAAAAAGCAAAACAATTTAATCAAAATTTTAACAATACTAAAGGACCAAAACCATCTAAAGGATTTGGTGGAAATAATATCGTTCGAAGAACCGCCCGAGGACGTTAATGATTCTTAAGGATGTTGCCGGAATATTGCATAAAAGACGGCCAAACTTTGGATTAAATTCAAATCATAAAGTTTTATACATAACCTATCCTTTATTATTAGAACCGCTTACATTATCAGTAACAAATAACATCCCTGCAACTAGAGAAGTTATTAGTGATACATTTATTCAATCACTCAAAGAGTATGGATTTGATATTGAAAATCTTAAAGAGTGGACATTGTTTATTGATGCACGTGCAGACTGGTGGCTACCGCATGTTGGTATTGCAGACATATTAGAAACACTGTCATCTATATTTGAACAAAAGAATATTCACATACTATCAAACTCCGTGTTTGATAACACTGGTGTTAACTATACTATAGAGTTTCATTCGGCTGCATCAGCAAATTTGTTTGGTTATTATGATACTCTAGTACAATCTAATGTAGATTTTAAATCTATCATTCTTGATAAGCACTTTATTGCATTAGCAAGACGACCTACAAAGAATCGTGTACTATTAGTTAAGCGACTATTAGACTTGTTTAGTAAAGACCTACGTGCATCTTGTGGCAGTGGATCTCCTAAAGATAGTATCATAAACAAAAACGTTGAACACATGGGTTCTTTCCCATATATGGTTGACCGTGCTATGTACTGGCAGTACCTAAACAACATTAAGAATGGCATTGATATCACTGATGAAGATGCTAAAATTTTACGAAGTTATGAAGTGAAATCAACTGTTTCTTTCCAAGAATTGTTCGCACCATATGATTATCCATTGAATATTGAAGACGACGGAATCGTAGATAATGCACAACAACACTCAGCGTTAGATCAAAAATTCTTTTCTGCTATGGTCAATATCATTTGCGAAACAACAGAGAATGACCATCACCCTGTCAATTTGAGTGAAAAGACTTTTAAAGCATTTGCCTGGCATCAGATTCCAATATGGCATGCCTCAGTTGGTCATGCAAAAGTAACACGTGAATTAGGATTTGACTTGTTTGATGATATCATCAATCACGATTATGACAATATTGAAACATATAATGAGCGTACAGATAAACTAATTGAAAGTCTAATCAATTTCAGAAATGAGTATCCTGACGTTAACAAGTTAAGAACTATGATTTGGGATAGACTTGAAAACAACAATAAACTGTTAGCCAAACTTGTAGAAGAAGAACGGGTATTGGAAGTAGAAAATCTTTTTAAAACGGGTAAACGACTGTCAACGTAATCGTGGGCTGAGGCGTTATATATGTACACAGTAACAATTTCGTTCTGTGCTTTTAAAAAGGAAACTTAACATGAAATTAGTCACAACTTTAATCGCAACTTTGTTTGCAACAGCCGCTTTTGCTCAAGCACCGGCCGCTAAGAAGGAAGAAGCCAAACCTGCTACACCCTCAGCAACAGCACCTGCTACTGCACCGGCACCCGCCAAAGCAGAAGCCGCTAAAAGTGCCCCTGCCAAAGACGAAAAGGGTTCAGCAAAGCCTGCTGATAAAAAGGCTCCAACCGCAGCCAAGTAATATTGACTACAATGATGACTATGATGTAGTTGTAATAGACTTACATCGTGGTTATCAAAGACCAGAACTAATCGACAACGAAGATGATGAAGAATTATCCGAATATGTAAGATTTAGATTGTGGTTAGCAAGGCATATTGCTTTGATGAAGTACAAAGAAAAGTGGGCGTAACTGCCCACTTTTTCATTTAATAGTCTTGACAAGGACTAAATAATATTGTAGTTCAATTGAACTACAGAACACACTACACACAGGAGAAAATTATGTTCACAACTTTCGCAAACACCGCCATTGACGCGGTTCAAACATCCAAAAAGATTGCAGTTGATACTTTCGTTAAGCACGAAGGTCTTGCAAAATCACTCAATCAATTCGTAGATTCCCAAACTGAATACACTAAGAAGGCTGTTGAAACGGGCTTCACTACTGCGACTGCTATTACTAGCATTTTTTCTGACAAGTCATTTTACAGTGATTTGGCAAAAACTATGCAAGATGCAGTTACTAGTCCATTCGTAAAGAAAGGAAAGTAATGTCAAATAAATCACTATATGCGTCCCGCGCCGGGTTTATGACTGTAACATCATTGATGATGTTTCTGACATACGCATTCATTATAACTATTTTGTAAAAGGAATCTATGAAATTTTTAAAAAAACTATTTTCTTTACTTGAAACTATCAGCCAAATTAGAACGGCTGCATCACTTGCTAGAGCAGGTAACTATAAGGCTTCTAAGGAGATATACAAATGACATACTTAGATGCACTAATTACTCTTATGCGCTGGGCAAGAGAAGGTTGGGAGGTACATCCATGACACAATGGTGGCCTTATACAGATGAAGAATGGGAAAGGTTAAACTACCCAGAAAAATTCAACAAACCAGTTGACAAATCAAAAGAAAACAAGTAAAATATTAAATATATTAAAGGATGTTATTATGAACGAAAACACACCAAAACTACCAGAAGTGAAATTCAACAAAAACGGCTATGAAATTCGCAGTGATATCTTAGCAATGGCAAAAGATATTGTCCAACAAGAATATCAAATGAAATTTCATGGTTGGGAAATGAGCGCCAAACGTGATGAGAAAACAGGTCAACTTGTTACTACAGTTGGTATGCCCGAGTTTCCTGGTATGGACAAGATCCTAGAAACTGCACAGAAGATGTACGAATTTGTGAATAACCCCACAAAAAAGTAATCACTTACAGTTGATGTACCCGAAATGCCCGTTTAACGGGCATTTCCTTTTGACTTTTAATCCTAAGTATGCTACTATATTAGAATGAAAAAATATTGTTGCATTCTAATAGCATTTGTTCTAACTGCCTGCGGTGGAGGTGGTGGTGAATCAAATAGTTCTAGTCCTGTTATTACAGTACAACCATTCACTAATATAGTAGCAACACCCCCACCATGCACTAATCCTCACACGAATGAGTATCCAGCAATATACAATGGGTACAGACCTATTCCTACACCACAGCAACAACTACCAGGCACGTATCAACGTGGCATCAGTTTAAAAGACTATTATCCTGGTTGGATACATGATACATCTAAGGGAAGTATCAAGTGTAATAAAGATGAATACGTAAAGTTGATGTATACGCAAGCACTTGACAATCTTAAGAACAATGGTGCAACCATGTTTTGGATTTATAACTTTGGTTACTGGGATAATGTAAACGCTAAAGTTATGACAATGCAAAAGCATAACTATCATATTCCTGAACCTATGATAGAGTTTGTTGTGCAGGAGGCAAAGAA